ATAAGTTTGGTTTTAATTTTAAGTCAATTCAATCTATGATGAAAGAACCTGTTTTTTATAATTACAGTTATGATCCAAAAAATATAGATAATGCCACATATGATTTAAATAAACGAATACATAATGTTACAACGTATGAAATTTTAAATTCTTATGATGCGTTAGGCGCAATTAATTCTGGTATATTTGCCAATAAATTAATATCTGTGGATCCAGTCACAAGACGATACAAAGAAACCAATTTTGATTATGCTGGTTATATTAGTGAAGCAACAATGTTAAACAAATATCCAATCACCAATACATTTAAAAATAGACTTGGTGACGGTGTTAATCAAACTCCTGAAGCAGTGACAAAATTAATATTTTCAAATTTTAAACAAAATCAAGTACCTTACATTGCTGCTCAAGGACCTAATTCTGTTGGTAAAGACATTTATGCTGAAACTTATGTACCGTATAGAACGGCACAATTAGCATTAGCTAACTATACAAGAGTTAAAATTTCTGTGCCTGGTGATCCAGGTCTTACTGTTGGTACAAACCTTAATTTATCTTTATTATCTAAAAACCCAAACAACAAAGAACCTGATCCATTTTATTCAGGAAAATATTTAATTACAGCAGTTCGCCATATGATTACAATGAATGAATACAAAACTGTGCTTGAGATTACAAAAGAAAGCACAACTAAACAATATGCTTCACCAGATAACAATTCTGCTCTGTGGCAGAATACGGTTAAAGGAATTACATAATGTCTAAAATGGTTAACAACTTTGCCGGTCTAAATGGTTTTGTTTGGTGGGTTGGTGAAATAGAAACTAGAATTGATCCGTTAGGTTTAGGTCGTTGTCAAGTTCGTATCTTTGGTTGGCACACAAAAAACAAAGAGTTAATACCTACAAAAGATTTACCATGGGCTCACCCAATATACCCAATAAATAATTCAAAATCGTTTTCTGCACCAATGATAGGAGATTGGGTTGTTGGATTCTTTATGGATGGAGAATCAGGACAATTTCCTATAATGTTTGGTGTAATGCCTGGTCTTAAACAATAGGAGTTAAAATGAACGCTCGTGATGGAATTGCATTATCCAATGATATAAACAGAAAAATAGATGCTGGTACAGTTACAGCTGGCCAAGCACAAGGTTATATTGATGAATTGACGCCTTATTTGGATTTTACAAATCTTGCTAGTAATATCCAATACACTATTGACCGATTGAAACAAATAAAAGCACCAGTTGCGCCAGTAAAACCAAATCTCGGAACAGCAGAAAAACCACCAGTAAGTCCTTATACAGGCATATTTAATGGTACTGGCCAACCTACCACTCCTGCGCTTGGCATAGGTCGGGTTGCTAATACTGCAATTTCATTTACAAATAGTACTTTATCACACAACTGTGATTTTGCCACAGACCTTATTAAAAATAATAAATTAAAACAATTTTTAAATGCTCAAGCAAATAATATTAGAGATGCGATTCGGGCAGTGATGAGAGCATTGGGTTTTTCTGATGCAACAGGAGAAAGTCAATGGTTGTTAAGTAAACTTAAAGCAATTACTAGAGCATTAAAATATATACAAAAAAATGTAATACAACCTATTCTCGATTTTGAAGCTCTTGTTATTAAATATGTTAAAAAAATACAAGAAATTATTGCTTATATTTTAAGTTTACCTGCAAGATTATTGGCTATGTTACAAGATTGTTTAAAAAGGCTTTATGCAGCAGTAGGTAATGTTTTGACCGATATTGTGGGTGGCGGTGGCGGCGGATTTGGTGATGAACTTAAAGCTGCCAAAGAAGTTGCTCAAACATTTAATCAAACTCTTTCTATGGCAGCAACAGCAGCTGCAGGTGCTGTAGCGGTTTCTAGTGCAGTTACTCAATTACCTAATGTTGCAACGCAGTTTAAAAAAGGTATATAATGGATAATCCATCAACAAATTTATGGACACAACCTGAATCAGCAGCTAATGCCGACACTAAGCCAGAATACCCATATAACAACATACAACAAAGTGAATCTGGACATTCGTTTGAGATGGACGATACTCCAACCCGTGAGAGAGTTCGGATATCTCACCGTTCAGGCACTTTTATTGAGATGCAACCCAATGGTGATGAGGTGCACAAAGTTTATGGTACTGGTTACGAAATTACGGTTAAAGGTAAAAATGTGGAAATTAATGGTACTTGTAATATTACCATTAATGGGGATTCAAACATCCATGTTTTAGGTAATAAAAATGAAATTATTGATGGCAACTATAACCTTCAAGTAGTGGGTGACATGATTGCCAGAGCTGCAGGAACCAACGGTATGCAGTTAATCTCGGATAACGACATGACTATTCAATCTTCTTCAAGTTCGACCGGGGCAATGTACCTGTCAGCTGGAGACCACATATACATGGCATCAGACTTAGAAGTTGGTGGTGCAATATCTGGAGATACCATTTCGGCCGAATCTCGTATTAATGCCGGTACCGGATTGTATGCCGGACCACTCGGTGTTTATTCAATAGGACCAATCACTTCTTTGATATCGGTACAAGCGCCGCTCGGCCAATTTGGTATTATGGAAGCTACTTTAATGACTGATACCATTAATAGTAACATTTATAATACTCATACACATATTGGTAATAGAGGATTTCCAACCAGCCCACCTTTGACCGACTTTTTTGGAGTTTAATTATGGCAACAGTTAATAATGCAACAGGAGTATTTGCAACATTAGGTTATAGTTTTAGTGACCCAAACGGTTATGTCGACCCACTTTCAGCTAATGCTGTTGGCCATTTAGAAAAACAACCTGCTTTTATTCAAACATGGCAAGCGCAAGATATTGCAAATAATGCCGTAAGTGGTTATTTTCAAAATCCTGTGTTAACTTATGTAAATACAATTCTTACGACTGCCAATACAATTGCGGCTAATATTGCAGTGTCGAATTGTGCGGCTTTAGCAACTGCACAAACGGCTTGCTTAGCTTTGTCGGCTACATCTGTTGCTTTTAATGCTCACACTAATAGGTTATCTGGAATAACTCCGTTTTCTGGTGAAGATGTAACGAATCCTTATTATGAAACTGCAATTTCCTATGGAAAAACGGCATTATACATCACAAATCAAACAGACAACATAACCAATACATCACCTATCTTAGGTAGTTTTGGTAGTATTTTAATTGGACCACAAATTAGTAATCAATCCAACACAATTTATCCATACATTGCTTTGATTGCCAATAGTATTAGTGGTGATCCTGTGGTCGGTCAAAACACTTCATTAACAGCGGCACAAATTAACCAGATTGTATCGGACATATCAAATACCAACACTTTGCTGTCATCTCAGAGAAGTAAAGACGTAGCATTTTATGGAAATTTAAAAACATTCTCTGACAAGTATAATACAGTAAGACAATTTTCAAGCTTAGGTGAAACTCAAACTTATCTGTTTAACAACTTTATTGGCACCGACAAATTAATTACACGAATTAATTCATAGGAAGCATGATAAATAATAAATGGCAACACTAACCAATCTTTATTCCGATTTAGACTTCACATTTAACCTTGTTCCTGGTTCGAAGGATGTTGCTCGGAGCTTTGATGACCAAGCGGTTATTCGTTCGGTTCGTAATCTTTTATTGACCAATTTCTATGAAAGACCATTTCAACCAGATATTGGTGGAAATATTGACAAAATTTTATTCGAACCGGCCACAAATTTAACTGCCAGTTTAATTAAAACTGAAATTGAAAATGTTATAACAAATTATGAACCTAGAGTACGAATAGAAGATATTACGGTTACTGGTAATATTGATGAAAACTCATTTACGGTCAATTTAACATTTTACATAGGAAATAATACTTTGCCAACATCGGTAAATCTACTTCTTGAAAGGTCCAGATAATGGCATCTTCAAACAACAATATTCAATTAACTGAATTAGATTTCAGTAATATTAAAAACAATTTTATTGCTTATTTGCAATCACAAGACGCCTTTAAAGATTATAACTTTCAAGGTTCTGCCATGTCTGTTCTTTTGGATATTTTGGCATACAATACACAATACAATGCTTATTATTTAAACATGGTAGCTAATGAGATGTTTTTGGATTCTGCTTTGCAAAGAAGTTCGGTAGTTTCTCATGCAAAATTGCTGAACTACACACCAAAATCAGCCATTGCACCAACAGCATATATTAATGTTGCGTTTACTGGTGTTACATCTAGTTCTTTTACTTTACCACGTTATAGCAATTTTATATCCGAATCGGTACAAGGTGTAAATTACAATTTTGTTTCTACTGATACAACAACTGTCACGGCTTCTGGTAGTACTGCCAATTTCACCAATTTGCAAATTAAACAAGGTATTCCAGCAGTATACACCTACACAGTTAATTCAACCACCAATCCAAAGTATGTGTTTGAAATTCCTGATTCAAAAATTGATACTACATCAATTCAAGTTACTGTACAAGAAAATTCATCAAACAACTCTTATACAAACTATCAGCCAGCCGGTAGTTTTTTAACTTTAACACCAACCGACCAAGTATATTTTTTACAAGAATCATTAAACGGTAATTATCAAATTAGTTTTGGTGATGGCGTATTAGGTTATCAATTACAAGACGGAAATATTGTTGTCATTTCTTATATTTCAACTGATGGTACGATGGCTTCGGGTGCAAATAGTTTTGTTTTGATGGATAATATTGGAGGATTTACAAGTTCTTCTGTAACTGGAGTTATCCCAGCATCACAAGGTGGTGACAAAGAATCCATTGATTCAATCAAATTTCAAGCACCTAAAGCTTATGCAGCACAAAATCGTGCAGTAACTAAAGAAGATTACATTAC